AGCACGGCTAACACATGGAGTTCACGCCAGACTTTCAACGGCGGGATCACCGGGGCGCTGGCAGGGAATGCCGATACTGCAACGAAATTGAAAACCAAAAGGTCGCTTCAAGTTGACCTCCAAAGTGATAACGCCATCGACTTTGATGGTTCATCAAATGCTCTTCTGGGCATAAAAGGTATTTTACCAATTACTCATGGGGGATTAGGTGCATCCAGCGTCTCTGGAGGGCGTACTAATCTTGGATTAGGTGTTGCGGACATCCCCCAATTTAAGGGTATCAACCTTGTTAACTCAACAGACGCTGATTTAGCGGCGTCAGGGATTGTAAGTGGTTATCTGAATAATTCAGCTGGGGTACAGAGAAGTCGTTTTAGAATTTATTCAGAGATCAGGAGTGACAACCGCTCATGGCTGACGTTACATCTACAATCTGATACCAACACCAATAAATATGCCGGATTAGACATTGACGGTAATTTTCTGATTACCGGTGATAGCAAATGCCGAGCATTAGAACCAACTGATGTAGCGTTAACAAGAAAAAATATTGATGTTTACAGCAAAGCCGAAGTAGACCTTAAAAAAGGGATGAAATTCACCAGAGTCAATGCTCCTTCTGGAGCTGAAGAGGGTAAATTCTATCCTGTAGTCATCAAGAGATCTGCAACGAGCAATGGTGAACTTGCTTCTCGGGTTATTATTTCCACTGCGCCGCGCCAAGCTGCACATCGCATGAACAACTGCGAATTCAATGGTTTTGTGATGCCTGCTGGTTGGAGTGACAGAGGGCGGTACGCATACGGGATGTTCTGGCAATATCAGGATGCAGAACGGGCGATTCATTCTATTGCGATGAGCAATAAAGACGATGAAGTTAGCTCAGTTTTTTATATTGAAGGCGGAGCATTTCCAGTATGCGTTCTTGTGGAGGAGGGGCTTTCTGTTGTTGTCCCTACAACGGATTATATTGTTGGACAAACCACATACAAATGGGGGGCAACCAACCCTAAAGCTGAATGTATAGCTGCCGACATAATTATTGATTTTAGCAATGGTCGTGGTTTCTATAGCTCTGGAAACCTCAATGGTAATGCTGCAACAGCAACTAAATTACAGACCGCCAGAACAATCAACGGAGTAACCTTCGATGGCACTACTGATATTTCGTTGACACCAGAGAACATTGGCGCGCTGTCACTATCCGGAGGCACATTATTAGGAGGTCTGACAGCTCCTTTACTTACCACTAAAAGCGATCTTATTTTTAGTAGCCATACAAGCCGTCATATCCGCTTTACATATACGAAAAATGACGGCACAACACTAACTGATGGGTACATATTTAAAGATGGTGTCGATAACCCTAACAGACGACCAGGTATCCGGATAAATTGTGCTGCGCCGAATAAAGAAACCGGCAATGGTACTAATTCAGGTGATTGGATATTCGGTGAAGATGGCATTTTTACCATGCCGGGTGGCACTGTTCTTCGGGGAGGAATCAATAGCAATGGCGTGCCGCAAAGTGAGTATAAACATGACATGCTCACGTCAGTTGTTGACGATGCAAAAATGTATCTGCGACGTTTCCGCTCCAGCACAGGTGCAAGCATATGGCATGAAACAATAGAGAATAACGTTTATCGCTTATGCACAGGAACAACTGACGCTCAGGAAGAGTTAGTCTTGAGGACTGGTTCCTATGCGAAATTCGCTGGCGAGATTATTTCCAAATCGGCGAATGGTCTTCGTATTGCCTATGGCAACTATGGATTCTTTATCCGAAACGATGGTTCAAGCACATACTTCATGTTGACCGCCTCGGGTGACAATCTTGGAACATGGAATAGTTTAAGACCGCTTACCATTAACAACGCTAACGGGGCTGTTTCAATCGGTAATGGACTCAATGTAACTGGCGATATAAGAACCAATGCATGGGTATATGCAAACAGATTTTCTGTTAATAGCAGCTCAGGTTCTTGGATTAGTATGCGAGATCAAAATGTTATTTTTGGTCTTAATAAGGTATCAACCAGTTCCGCCCAGGCATTATTAAGACAAGACCATGCTGACAGAAAGTTCTTTATTGGTGGTCTTGGTAATAGTCAATTCGGCTTTTACATGATTAACAACTCAAGAACATCAAATGGTACAGATGGCCAAGCATTTCTTGATAGCAGTGGTAACTTCCAGTGCGGCGGGCAAATACTTCCAGCTAACTATAGTAATTTTGACTCGCGCTACACATTAAAAACGGCTTGTGTGACAAGCGTAAGAATGGGATCTGCTGCCAGTTATAAACCATCAAGCAATGGTGTTTCCTGGACTCAGAATCTAGGAAGCGGACTGGTTATGACAGGTATTATTGTTCAAGAAACAGGAAGTAATTCAGCCGACAATATCGGCGGGATTTATTATCGACCGGTTCAGTATTGTATCAACGGTACATGGTACACAGCAGCATCAGTATAATGAGAGAGCATATGAATAACTTTAAAAATTTCGCACCATATACGCCTGGTGAAGATAAAAGAGAGCTTGTTGATGCAGGAGTTTTATTCCTGTTGGATGAAAATGGTAACGACTGGTATGAATGTCAAAAGTTATTTTCGGAATGTACAAAGGTAATTGCGTATGATAGCAACAATATCGTTGTCAGCATTACAGATGACGCCTCAACCCTTTGGCCCATAGGATTATCTGTAGCAGAAGTGGATAGTTTACCTGAAGATGTAGATATCAACGGTGGTTGGGTGTTTAGAGACAACTCTGTTGTTAAACGCATATATTCTGATACGGAGTTACAACAGCAAGCTGAATCAAAAAAGGCTGCCTTACTTTCACATGCCGAATCAGTTATTGTAACTCTTGAGCGGGCGGTTAAATTGAATATGGCAACAGATGAGGAACGAGCTAAACTGGAAGCATGGGAGCGTTATAGCGTGTTGGTTTATCGCGTAGATACAGCTAAACCAGAATGGCCAGAAGAACCGTAGTGAAGTGAAGGCCCGATTTATCGGGCCTTCACTTTTAACCTGGCTCAGTAGGCCAGACGATCGCATTGAAACTGGCTTTATCTGTTATTGTGTTGAAATCTAATGCATTAACTGCATCAATATAGTCCAGCCAGGCGTCAAGAGAAGACTGTTCATCTTCAGATAATATTCTGCCGCGTAGTAATTTTGTCTGGCTAATCACGAGTTGTTGACGTGCGTTGTTAAGTAGCTCAGTGCGTCTTGATTCCGCCATAGCTTTTAACTCATCTGCGGTTCTTACTCTTTCAACCACATTTTTTCCGTCAAACATCCAGTTCCCGTTAATATCTACTCCCTCAGGCAGGATTTCTATTTCTGCTACAGATGCCCCCACTGGCCAGAGTGTTGAAACATCGTTTGAAATACTCACAACAATATTATCGCTGTCATAAACTATCTTTATCGTGTTCTCATGAAAAAATTTCTGACATTCATACCAGTCATTACCGTTTTCATCACGTAAAAATACAACTCCAGCTTCAACAAGCTCTGACTTATCTTCATCTGGGGTGTAGGATGTGAACTTTTTAAAATTAATCATTGTTTGATCCATTAATAATCATGCTGTGGCTGCTGTATACCAAGTTCCATTAATGCAATACTGTAAAGGCCTCAATCTTGCTGGGTCGTCACCATCAACTTCACCAATAATCCCAAGCCCTGTAATGACATAGCCAGCAGTTTCAAACATCGTGCCTTTCTGCATGGTATGAGTTTTATATGCCCCAAGTCTGACGCTGGTCACACAAGCCGTCTTTAATGCGTAGCGCGAGTCAAAATTACTATAATTAGAGGGGGACACCTGACCATTTACAGCAAATGTTATACTGTTATCAGTATTTCTCTGACTATAAAAATGCCATCCTGAATCATCACCTAATTCAGCTACAACAGGACGAGTAGAGGCACCCCATAGATTAAAGGTTACGTTCTTAGTGGACGTGTTTGAACTTGATAATGAAAAAGTTTTACTATCTCCGACCAGCAATTTTTTTAAAGAAAAAGCTGCATCATTCTTAAAGCGGAATACTCTCTGACTATTAGCGTAAACATCAAGAATGCCATCACCATTCTGTTTAAAACCAGTATCATTATCGCCAAGGACGATAGAGTTACCACCAAGAGCATTTGCAGTACCCAGGCCAACAGAACCATAAACAGTTAAACCATTACCGATTGAAACAGCCCCGTTAGCGTTGTTAATGGTAAGCGGTCTTAAACTATTCCATGTTCCAAGATTGTCACCCGAGGCGGTCAACATGAAGTATGTGCTTGAACCATCGTTTCGGATAAAGAATCCATAGTTGCCATAGGCAATACGAAGACCATTCGCCGATTTGGAAATAATCTCGCCAGC